CCCCTGCCGTAACAATTACCGCTGCTGATAGCGGCGATACACCAACATTAACAGCTACAATTTCTGGGGGTGCGGTTACAGCGCTCACAGTAACTCCGGGCGCAACACCATTTTTATACAATTCAAATCCAACAATTACTATTTCTGGTGGCCAAGGGTCTGATATTGTAAATGCTTATGGTGCCGACACTGCTCGTACCCCTACATCAATTCCGCTTGTTAAAAATGATGATAATTGGGATGTTCAAGAATCAACGCTTAAAGCAGCCAGCCATGAAATTATCGCGAGATATCCTGGCGCACTTGGCAATTCATTAAAAGTTGAAGTATGCTCCGATACCGGATTTGCTGCTTGGGCATTTAAAGGCGAATTTGATGCTGCTCCTGGATTATCACCATTTGCTAGTAATGTTGGCGCAACTGGTACGGATGAAGTACACGTTGCAGTAATTGATGAAGACGGCGTAATTTCTGGTACAAAAGGCAAAGTTCTTGAAACTTTTGCATTTGTTTCGGTTGCAACTAATGCTAAAACATCAAATGGCACTGGCAATTATATTTTAGATGTGATTAACAGAGGTTCGGCATTTATTCATATGGCGAATATTCCAGGTGTTGTTACACCAGCTCAAGCTGTAAACGGTGTTGTACACGCAACATTTACAGGCGCTGCAAAAGCTATTTCTTTAACAAATGGTAGCGATAGCCGGGCATTGGGTACCGCACAATATATTAGCGGGTTTGACCAATTTGCAGACAAAGACACTACATTGGTAGATTTCTTAATTGCACCTGGAATGGCCCTTGCTGCTGATCAAACAACCGTAGTTAATGATTTGGTGGCAAAAGTACAAGGTACTAATGGCAGAAAAGATTGCGTTGTTATTGCATCACCAAATAGAAACTCAGTAGTTGGTGTAGCAAAAGCTAATATTAATGCAGCAATTATTGCGAATGTATCCTTTACACGTAGTTCATATTTAGTAGTTGACAACAACTATCTAAAAGTCTATGATAAATTTAACGATAAATACATTTATATTCCAGCAGCATCTTCTACAGCCGGTATTATGGCTTCTACAGATCTTAATGCTGCTGCTTGGTATTCACCAGCGGGTACACGCCGTGGGCAATATTTGGGTGTTACCGGGCTATCATACAATGCATCTAAAACAGAAAGAGATGAATTGTATAAAGCGGGAATCAACCCTGTAGCAAATATTCCAGGAAATGGTGTATTGTTATTTGGTGATAAAACTCACTTAAACAGACCCTCCGCATTTGATAGAATCAACGTTCGTAGACTCTTCTTGTTGTTGGAAAGATCTATTGCGGCCGCGTCGCAAAATATTCTTTTCGAATTCAACGACGAATTTACTCGTGCAGAATTCTTAAATATTGTAGAGCCAGTATTAAGAGATATTAAAGGTAGAAGAGGTATCACTGATTTTTCAGTTATATGCGACGAAACCAATAATACCGGCGAGATCATTGATGCTAACCAATTTGTAGCCTCTATGTTCATTAAACCAGCAAGATCAATTAACTTCATCACTCTAAATTTCGTAGCTGTTCGCTCCGGTGTTTCGTTTGAAGAAGTTGTTGGCGCAGCATAAAGATAGGAAAATAAAATGGCTATTTTAGGCGTCGATGATTTCAAATCAAAATTAAAAGGTGGTGGTGCAAGACCCAATTTATTTAAAGTAGTAATGGGTTTTCCGGCATATGCAGGGGGCGATGTTGAATTAACATCTTTCTTATGTAAAGGGGCCAATCTACCGGCATCAACAATGGGTAATATTCCTATTGGATTTAGAGGTCGTCAAATACAAATCGCGGGAGACAGAACTTTTGAACCGTGGACAGTTACTATTATCAATGATACTGACTTTAGAATCAGATCTGCAATGGAAAGATGGATGAATGGCATGAATGCACATAGTGCAAATACTGGCCGTACTAATCCGTTAGACTATCAAGCGGATATGGAAGTTCAACAGCTAGATAAAGATGAAACAATTCTTTATAGATACAAATTTAAGGGTGCATTCCCAACAAACGTATCGGCGATTGATCTTGCATATGATAATAATGATACTGTTGAGGAATTCTCAGTGGAATTCCAAATTCAATATTGGGAAAGTAATGCTACCGGTGCTAATGGGCAGGTAGAATAAACTACTTAATTATTGAATAAATAAAACTAATGGAGGAGAAGGATTGTCCTTCTCCTCTATAAGGTAAGGATAGAGAATGGCTGATAATACTTTGAAAATTTTTGGGTTTGAAATTAAAAAAGCATCCCAGTCAAAATTAGATAATAATAGACTAAAATCTGTTGTTCCAGCAACCGATGAAGACGGGGCTGGTTATATAACTGCGTCAGGCGGCCATTATGGTCAATATGTTGATATTGACGGAAACGCTGCTAAAGATAATTTTCAAATGATTTTAAAATACCGCGGGATTGCCAGTCATCCCGAGGTCGATGACGCTATTGAAAATATTGTAAATGAATCTATAATTTATGATGATGATAATAGTATTGTTAACTTGAATTTAGAAAATGTTGAAGTAGCTGATAATATTAAGAATCAAATTCAGGAAGAATTTAATGGTATTCTTAATCTTTTGAATTTTAAAGAAAATGCCCACGATATATTTCGAAGATGGTATATTGATGGTAGAATATACCACCATTTAGTTGTGGATGAAAAAAATGAAAAAATGGGAATTCAAGATATTAGATTCCTAGATTCTACTAAAATTAGAAAAATAAAAGAAGTCAAGAAAAAACGTGACCCGCTTACTAATATTGATATTATTGATAATGTAAAAGAATATTATATTTATCAAGATAAGCCTGGAAGTCAACAAAATAAAAATGCAGTAAAATTTTCAACTGACTCTATTAGTTATGTAACATCAGGATTGATGGATGAAACAAGAACAAAAATTATTTCTAATTTGCAAAAAGCAATAAAGCCAGTTAATCAATTAAGAATGATGGAAGATTCATTAGTTATATACAGATTAGCTCGTGCACCTGAAAGAAGAATTTTTTATATTGATATTGGCAATTTACCAAAAGGTAAAGCTGATGAATATATGAAAAATATTATGGCAAAATATCGCAATAAGCTAGTATATGATGCTAATAGCGGTGAATTAAGAGATGATCGTAAGCATATGTCAATGCTTGAAGATTTTTGGTTACCTCGTAGAGAAGGCGGCCGTGGTACAGAAATTTCAACCTTGCCAGGTGGTGAAAATCTTGGACAAATTGATGATATTGTTTATTTTCAAAAAAGAGTTTATAAAGCATTAAATGTACCATTAAATAGATTAGAGCAAGAAGCACAGTTTTCTCTTGGGAGGAGCAGTGAAATCGGTCGAGATGAAATTAAGTTTCAAAAATTTATTGATAGACTAAGAGCAAAATTTTCCGTTATTTTTTATAATATTCTAAAAAAACAATTACTTTTGAAAAAAATTATTACCGAAGGTGATTGGGAACAATGGAAAAATGATGTTATTATTGATTTTTCACGTGATAATCATTTTACAGAGTTAAAAGAGTCAGATATATTAAAAGAACGTGTGCAAACATTAGATATGCTTAGTCAATATGTTGGTGAATATTTTACTAAAGAATGGGTAATGAAAACTGTTTTAAAGTTAGATGCAGAAGAAATTAAAATTCTTTCTAAAGATGTTGAAGATAGTAATGACCAAGATGCTGAAGAGGTAGAAAAAAATCTGCCCAACGATGAGTAAGGAATAACTCTTGCTTAGCGCATATTTAGATAAAGTACGATTTAGAACTAGTAGTGGTCGGGTTGGTGAAATATCATCTGTACAAGATGCAATAGTAATATCATATTTAGAACCGTATATTGATCTTACTATAATTTTAGATAGTACCAATTTAGTAAATTCTGTCCGTGGCTGGGCTGGTGTTGGATCATATTTTAATGGATATCATATTAGTGGTAGATATGGTATACGGCTATACTTAGACAAAGCTGAAGCTGTATCAATCTCATTACAGTCATTTACTGCTAGGGATATGTTGAATCTCCAACTTGGAATTTTTCAAGCAGTTGGATCAATTTTTACATTAAATGTTAGTAGAGCAGATGATCCAGAAGATGAAATAACTCCAACTGATAGCCAGGATATTACTATAATAGGCGCTGATAGTGCAGCATTTAATTTAGAAGTTGACTCTAGTGGAAATCTTATACTAGGAGATGGTCTTAATATAGGAAATTATTTGATATCCGGTGATTCAAATGATAATTTATTCTTTACTAATTTAACTGACGGATTGATTAAATTAAAAATTAATCCAAGTGAAGCAGATTTTGGACTTGGTGTTGATATAAAACAAAATGGCACTACAATAGATACATCAATTACTAATCTTATAAATGAGCAATATATACAATCATATGTAGATAGTACATATATTCAAACTGCAGCAAATGCTGCATATCTTAAGGGAATTATTGATGGGCAATATATACAATCTATTGCGACTGAACAATATATTAAATCCTTTATAACTGAAACGTATATTAGAGAATTAATTGATTCACTTTAACTTTTTTTGCTAAGTGAAGAACATTAAATGTATAAATAATATCAAAGACGGAGAACATTATGGAAAACGAAGAAAATTTTGAAATAGATGAAGTTGAAGTTGAAGTCAATCCAATTGAATCAATGATTGATAGTATTTTAGGAAATGATTATAAAACATCTTCGGATATTTTTAACGATATGGTATCAGATAAAATGAATGATGCTTTAGAAGATAAAAAAGTTGCCATAGCAGATACAATGTTTAATGGCGGATCTGATGATTTGGAAATTTCGGATGAAGAAATCGAAGAATTTTTTGATGAAGAAGATATTCAAGACTAATTAAAGTCTATAAATTAAAGGAATAAAAAATGAAGCTTATTGCAGAATACCTTGACCAAGAAATTTCATTAATTAAAGAATCCACTGAAAGTGGTAAACAAAATTATGTTATTGAGGGTATTTTCGCTCAAGCTGAAACTAAAAACCGTAATGGAAGAATTTATCCAAAAGCAATTATGGAATCAGCTATACATAAATTCAATACGGAACAAGTAATGACTAAGAGGGCTGTTGGAGAATTAAATCACCCGGAAGGGCCAACAGTGAACTTAGATAAAGTTTCTCACAGAATTACCGAAATGGTATGGAATGGTAATTCAGTAGTGGGAAAAGCGCTTATTTTAGACACTCCGATGGGTAATATCGTAAAAGGTTTACTAGATGGTGGTGTTCAGTTAGGCGTTTCAACTCGTGGTATGGGAAGTCTTGAGAATCGTAGTGGGACAATGTACGTCAAAGATGACTTTATGTTGAGCACTGTAGATATTGTACAGGATCCATCTGCACCAGAAGCTTTTGTTAATGGAATAATGGAAGGTGTAGAATGGGTTTGGAATAACGGTATCATCCAATCTCAAGTAATTGAAGAAATAGAGACTGAAATTAAAGAAGCTTCACGTAGCAATTTGCACGAAGTGCAATTGCGTGAGTTTGAAAATTTCCTCTCGTTGATAAACAAATAAGAGGAGTCAACATGACTGATCAAATCCAAGAACAGGATGTGGAGCTCGACTTAAACAACGAAGTTGTGGAAGAAGCTCACGATCCAAAGAACGCTGAAGCGCAATCTATTGATAGCGTAGATAAAGCTGGGGAAGTAACTGCTAAAGCCGCTCGCGGCGATGCAAGTGGTAATACAGCAAAAGATAATACAAAGCAAGATCCAGCACCTAAAACTAAAGCTGGTATCATTAATGCAATGTATAATAAAATGGGTAAAATGAAAAAGGCTGATTTACAAGCCTCTTATAAAAACCTCATGGGCGAATCTTTTGATTTCGAAGAAGAAGAAGTTGTTGCAGTTGCACCGCTTAACTTCAAAGAAGATCTAGATGCGCTTGTAACTAATGATGAATCTCTATCAGAAGATTTTAAAACTAAAGCTGCAACAATTTTTGAAGCAGCAGTATCTTCAAGAGTGCATGAAACAATTTCAGAAAAAACAGTTGAACTTGAAACTGCTTATGCTGAAAAAGTTGACGCACTCGAAGAAAACTTTGCTACAGAAATGGCCGAAGGTCTTGCTGAAGCTAAAGGCGAACTAGTTGAAAAAATTGATAGCTATCTAAATTATGTAGTTGAAACGTGGATGGAAGACAACAAATTAGCTGTTGAACGTGGTTTAAGAACTGAAATTGCAGAAACATTTATGTCCAAAATGAAAGACTTATTTGTTGAATCGTATATTGAAGTTCCAGAAGCTAAAATTGATTTAGTTGACGATCTAGCAGAACAAGTCGAAGAACTTGAAGCTCTCTTGAATAAAGAGACTGCTACAAATATCGCAATGAAAGAATCAGTAGAAACTTTGCAACGTACAATGATTATTCGTGAAGCTGCTAAAGATCTAGCAGAAACACAAGTTGCCAAACTCGAAAAACTAGCGGAAAACCTAGATTTTGATAATGCAGAATCATTTACTTCAAAAGTGGCAACACTTAAAGAATCATATTTTTCTAAATCAGTAGAAGAAGCTGAAGAAGTAATTAATGAAGCAGTAGAAGAAGCTGAAGAGGCCGATTCAATTGTAGAAAGCAATGCCTCTATGGATCGCTATCTCACTGCTTTAAGAACATCAAATTAAACTAAAGGACTTATGGAATGTCTAACTATAAAAACTTAACAGAAAAATGGGCACCAGTGCTCAATGAAGAATCTGCAGGCAAAATCGATGATGCATATCGTCGTTCCGTAACTGCGGTTATTTTAGAAAACCAAGAAAAATCATTAGCAGAAGCTCGCTCTGCTACTCAAGGTTTCATTACAGAAGATGCTCCAGGCAATAACACTGGTTCCGCTTCTAACTGGGATCCAATCTTGATTTCCTTGGTACGTCGCGCAATGCCAAACATGATGGCATATGACGTATGTGGCGTTCAGCCGATGACTGGCCCAACTGGCTTGATCTTCGCAATGAAGTCACGTTATAATGCTGGTTCAACTAGCCAACCTGAAGCACTCTTCGGTGAAGCTAATACAGCATTCTCCGGCGCAGGTTCACAGACCGGTGATACATCTGGTCTTTTGGGTCTTACTGATTCTAACTCTGACTCCTCTATCGACAATGATCGCACAGGACCAGGTGCTGGTACAGGTATGACTACAACTGCAGGCGAAGCCCTTGGCGATTCAGCTGGCAATCCTTTTGCTGAAATGGGTTTCACCATTGAAAAAGCAACAGTGTCTGCAAAAACACGTGCATTGAAAGCAGAATATAGCCTTGAGTTAGCTCAAGACTTGAAATCTATTCACGGTCTTGATGCAGAATCAGAATTGGCAAATATCTTGTCAACAGAGATTCTTGCTGAAATTAACCGCGAAGTTATTCGTACAATCAACAGCCAAGCTAAAACTGGTGCAAATACATCTAACACAGCAATTAACGGCGTGTTTGACTTGTCCTCAGATGCAGATGGTCGTTGGTCAGTAGAAAAATTCAAAGGTTTGATGGTTCAAATTGAACGTGAAGCTAACCAAATCGCAAAAGAAACACGTCGCGGTCGTGGTAACTTCATCATCACATCTTCTGATGTAGCTTCTGCTTTGGCAGCAACAGGTATGCTGGACTATGCTCCAGCACTCGCAACTAACTTGCAAGTTGATGACACAGGTAATACTTTTGCTGGTGTTCTTAATGGCCGCACACGCGTTTATATCGACCCATATGCAACTGTTGATTATATCACTGTTGGATACAAAGGTACAAATGCATACGATGCAGGTCTCTTCTATTGCCCATACGTACCACTCACAATGGTTCGTGCAGTAGGTGAAAATGACTTCCAGCCACGTATCGGGTTCAAAACTCGTTATGGCATGGCATCAAACCCATTTGTAGGTGCTACACCCGCAAACGGTCTAGCAGCTGCGAAGACTAATCAATATTACAGAATCTTCAGAGTTGACAATATCTTGTCTGCATAAGATTAGATTAAATAATATTATTCTGGTAACAGAACAACTAGAGGCGCTTCGGCGCCTCTTTTTTTATTCGGTGTAGATAGCAATTAGATATAGATATAGATATAAAAGTGATAAATGGGTAGAATGGCAGTTTGTGTAACGTAGTCTGCTTTAGGTTATAATTTACAATAGTACAAGTAAAAAGAAATGTAAACATCTAAAAATGCATTTTTTTGTATTATTTTTGCATATAAATAATTATAACATACGGAGTATTATGGAATGTCAGAATTAACTAGCAATATTAACTATCTCCAACCAACTAATTTTAGAATAGTTTTAGATAGAAAAGAATACGGTAATTTAGAATTTTTTGCACAAAGATTCGATCATCCTGCAATTACCATTGATGCACCTGTGGTATCGTATAAAAGGATTCAATCAATATCATTAACTGGTGATAATATTTCATTTGGTGATTTGACTATTGAAGTTATCTGTGATGAGGATATGAATTCTTATAAAGAAATGTTTGAATGGTTAACCGAACTTACGGAAAAACACCATAATGATGCAGAAAAAAGAATTCAAGTAGATATATCAGCTATTATTATGTCAAGTCATAATAATAAAGTTAAAGAATTTCGATATATTGATTGTATACCAACATTTGTTGGGCCTTTGTCATTTCAAGCGGGCGTTAGCGAAGCACCAGTAGTTACTTTTGAAGTAACATTTAAAATAGGATATTTTGAACTTAGGGACTAAGTATAATGATAGATAATGATATACGGCGATATAGAGCATTAATAGTTTGGACTAATAACGGCAATAGCGGTGAAATTTTAACAAATTGGTTTGCAGAAGCCCATAAAAAATATATTAAATATGATTTATTAACTGAAAATTTAATAGCATTAGGATATAATGTTGATATAAATGACTGCGAAAATTGCGAAATTTTTAATATAAAGTCCGGAATTTTTCGGGATATTATATTACAATACAAAAAAACAAATGATATTAATAGACTGAATACCGCTATAAGATTAATAATGTCGTATCGACCAACATTTTATATCATTAATGAAACTATTGATAAAGAAATTATAAATTCAATTATATCTATGTCCAATCTTTATCATTTTAGCAATCTTTTATTTTACTGTAAAAAACCCGTAACTAGGTTAAAAAATTTAAATTATATTGAAAATCTGCGTGATAATGAAAATACATGCCGTGAAATTAATAATTTTATTTTTCATTCGTTAAACCGACGTGGGGTTAGATTTGCTGGTTTAATGCATGAAGATTTTTTTCAATTTAATAGTTATAATGATTCAATATTATACTTGACATTTAAATGGCTATTTTATAGTATACATAATTTTATAGAGATACGTGAAAAAATAAACCATATTGATGTTAATACAGATCATATAAAAGCCCAATTAGTGGATTTAATTCCAATTGAAATAAATAATTTCCATATTGAGGTGTAATTAGACGTTATAAATACTATTATATTATGAACCAGATGGAGTTTCCGTTGTTACTAGATATTGAAAAAATCCTTATAGAATGGCAAAATGACAGCGTAATTGATGATACTAAATTGGATAGTGCATCAGTAGATACAGCTAAACTACATGCTAAATATTTGCAGTGGCTTTCTTTAGCCAAACTTCAATTAAAAAAATCTCAAATAAATCAAAAATCTTTGCTTAAAATTAAGTGGCTATACTATAATGGTAAAATGCCGCCCGAAGAAATTGAACAACGGGGATGGGAATTTGATCCCTTTGATGGCCTTAAAGTTATGAAGGGTGATATGAATTATTATTATGATTCAGATAAAGAAATTCAACAAAGCGAAGAAAAAATTGCATATTCAAAAACTTTAGTAGAAACCTTGCAAGAAATTGTTGAAACCTTACGGTGGCGGCATACATCAATTGGTAATATCATTAAATGGAAGATGTTTCAAGCCGGTGGATAAAATAGTAATTCAAAAAAAGAATGAGTCAATGATGCTAATTGGTTGCGATTGGGGCATCGGCGCAGAATTATCAGATTTCTTCAGTTTTTTTGTTCCAGGGTATAAATTTATGCCATTATACAAAAATAAAATATGGGATGGTAAAGTTAGGCTATATAATGCTCAAACAAATGAACTAGGCCTTGGGTTATTACCATATGTAAAAGAATTTGCTGAAAAAAGAAATTATACCATAGAATATGAAGATTCTTTATATGGCATGCCCGAGCAATATAATGATATAGATCCAAAAGCAATTATGGATTTTCTTAAGCGATTAAATTTACAAGGGCGCGGAGAACCTATTGAAGTTAGAGATTATCAGTTTGATGCAATATGTGATGCAATTCGAAAAAAACGCGCTATTCTTTTGTCGCCAACTGGGTCCGGTAAATCACTTATAATTTATGCTTTAATGCGATGGTACCTTGAAAATTTTAATCAAAAAGTATTAGTTATTGTTCCAACAACCTCCTTAGTGCAACAAATGTATGCAGATTTCGCAGACTATTCGACTGCCGATGAATCATTCCAGGTAGAAAAAGAATGTCATGTGATTTATTCGGGTAAAGAAAAAACTAATATTCATAATAGAATTTATATTTCAACGTGGCAATCTATTTACAAATTAGGGCCAGCATGGTTCGAACAATTTGGTGCTGTGTTTGGGGACGAGTGCCATGGATTTAAATCTAAATCTTTAACAGCTATTATGAATAAAGCCAGATTGGCTGCGTATAGATTTGGTACAACCGGAACGCTAGATGGTACACAAACTCATAAATTAACACTTGAAGGATTATTTGGTAAAGTTAAAAATGTCACTACAACAAAAACGCTTCAAGACAAAAATACGCTCGCCCAATTAGACATTAATCTGTTAACGCTGCAATATAAAGAAGAGACAAAGAAAATTTTATCTGGTCAATCTTATCAAGAAGAAATTAACTTTATTGTTACTAATGAAAAGCGTAATAAATTTATTAGTAATTTGTCTTTATCTTTGGACGGTAATACGCTTGTATTGTATCAGTTTGTTGAAAAACATGGTAAACCATTACATACTTTAATAGCAAATAAAGCTGATGAAAAACGCAAGATCTTTTTTGTATCGGGTGGCACTGAAGCTAGCGATCGAGAAGCAATACGTAAAATAGTTGAGACACAAAAAGATGCAATTATTGTGGCAAGTTTAGGTACGTTTAGTACAGGGATAAATATAAGGAACTTGCATAACATTGTATTTGCCTCCCCTTCAAAATCTCAAATCAGAATTTTACAAAGTATCGGCAGGGGGTTAAGAAAAAGTGAAAATGGTAAAACAACTCAGCTATACGATATTGCAGATAATTTAAAATATAAGTCTAAAAAGAATTATTCTTTAGTACATGCTGAAGAAAGATTGAAGATATATAAACGAGAACAATTTAATTGTAAAATACATATGGTAGATTTAAATGAATAATTACGGACAATTTCTTCTTGCTAATGGCCTTGAAATCGTAGCAGAAATACTTGAAGATGATGAAGAACTTAATGATATGGTTGTTAGAAACTGTTTAATTATTTCTCGAATGAATGTAAAAGAGGGAACATATTATATTTTTAGACCGATGATGACATATGTTGAAGGTGAAAATGGAATCATTGGGCTTAATAGAGATCACATTACTGCATCTAGTATTCCTCATATTAAAACAATAGATCAATATTATTTTGCTTTGCAGAAAATGAAAGAAGAGTGGGATGAAGAAATGCAAGAATATGAACAACCACTTGAAAATGAAAAAACTTTAGATGAACTTGATGAAGAATTAAGTGAAGAAGATAAAGAAAAAATTGTATCGATCTTTAAGAATTCTAAACCAACAATGCATTAGTATACTATCCTCCCTTTTTAGAAGCTTACTCTTCTATTATATCACAAATATTAAATTTGTAAACCTCTAATGCATATGTGCATCAATAAAATATATGGGATGTCGATATACTATCCTCCCCTTTTAGAAGCTTACTCTTCTATTATATCACAAATATTAAATTTGTAAACCCCTAAAATGCATATAACTGAAAAAAAATATAAAAAAAACTTGTTTACTTTTAATGTAAATTAGTTTATAATATTACTATATTAGGAGAATATTAATATGGCTAAGAAAAAATCTAAAAATTTACACTACGTAAATAACCAAGAGTTTGCTCTTGCTATTGTTGCATATGTAGAATCAGTAAATGCTGCTCGCGAGGCCGGCGAGCAATTACCAGTTGTACCAGATTATATTGCAATATGTTTTTTAAAAATTGCTGAAAATCTTTCACATAAATCTAATTTTATTCGATATACGTATAGAGAAGAAATGGTTATGGATTCGGTAGAAAATTGTCTTAAAGCAGTTGAGAATTATAATATTAATGCCGTAACACGAACCGGTAAACCAAATGCTTTTGCATATTTTACTCAAATTATTTGGTTTGCTTTTTTACGCCGGATTGCAAAAGAAAAGCGCCAGCAAGAAATTAAAGAAAAATATTTATCCCAATCTGGTGTTGAAGCCTTTCTTGTAAATGAAGGCGGTGATGCCGCAAATTCTGTTGCTACTCACTTTGTTGATACTCTTAAAGATAGAATTGATAAAATTAAAGTATACGATACAGAGATTAAAGAGTTTGCAAAAGCTCAAAAAACTCGAGCTAAACGTAAACAAAATGTTGATTCTGACTTGCAGGAATTTTTGGAATGAAAATAGCAGTAATTAATGACACACATTGTGGTATTAGAAATAGTTCAGAAGTGTTCCTTGATAACTCAGCTAAGTTTTGGGATGAAATTTTTTTCCCATATTGTAAAAAAAACAATATTACTCAAATTTTACATCTTGGCGATTTTTTTGACCATCGCAAATTTGTAAATTTTAAAGCACTTAATCATAATCGCAAGCATTTTTTAGATAAGCTACGTGAAAACAAAATGACCATGGATATTATTCCAGGTAATCATGACACTTATTATAAAAATACAAATGATTTAAACTCATTAAAGGAATTACTTGGTCATTTTATGAATGAAATCCATATTATTATGGAACCGCGTGTTATGGAGTATGGCTCATTAAAAATGGCCTTGCTTCCATGGATTACTACTGAAAATTACGATGCTTCTATAAAATTTGTAAAAGAATGCAAAGCAGATTGGCTTGGTGGCCATTTAGAATTGAATGATTTTGAAATGATGAGAGGTATTAAAAATACCCATGGTATGAATCATAAAGAATTTTCTAGATTTGAAACTGTTTTGTCTGGACATTTTCATACAAAATCCAGTCGTGACAATATTCATTACTTGGGTTCACAAATGGAGTTTTCTTGGTCTGATGCCCATGACAAAAAATATTTTCATGTGATTGATACCGAAACTCGAGAAATAGAAGCTATTCATAATCCGCATACTTTACATGAAAAGATTATATACGATGATTCTAAATATGATTATACTGACTATCCATTAGATAATTTAGATTATAAATTTGTAAAAATAGTTGTAATAAATAAACAAGACCTATTTACATTTGAGCGATTTGTTGATAAAATACAAAATAAGAAGATTTATGAACTAAAAATTGCTGAAAATTTTAGTGAGTTCATTGGTGAAAATGTTGAGGACGAATCAATTTCGGTTGATGATACTTCGACATTGCTTGATAGTTATGTAGATGCTGTTGATACAGATCTTGATAAAAATAGAATTAAAACGAATATGCACAATTTATTGATTGAAGCGCAGGCATTAGAAATAGTATGATTGTATTTTCAAATATTCGATGGAAGAATTTTCTGTCTACTGGTAATAATTGGTCAGAAATTGATTTGAATAAAACTAAATCAACACTTATTGTTGGTCATAATGGTGCAGGTAAATCTACTTTACTGGATGCTTTATCATTTGCATTATTCGGAAAACCTCACCGTAATATTAATAAGCCTCAACTTGTTAATACTGTAAATAATAAGGATTGTTTAGTCGAGGTCAATTTTTATATTGGTAAAGCAGCATTTAAAGTAGTGCGTGGTATTAAACCAACAATATTTGAAATTTGGAAAAACGGCGAAATGATAAATCAATCATCGCACGCTAAAGAATATCAACAAATTCTTGAAAGAAATATTATTAAACTTAATCATAAAAGCTTTCATCAAATTGTTGTGTTGGGATCATCCTCATTTATACCATTTATGCAATTGCCTGCACAGCAACGGCGAGATGTTATTGAAGATTTGTTAGATATTAATATTTTTTCTAAAATGAATTCAATCTTAAAAGAAAAACAGACTGGTCTTAAAGATAAACTAAAAGATATTAATTATCAGTTTGAATTGATAAGAGAAAAAATTTCTTTACAGAAAAAATATATTCGGGAAGTCGAGGATCTGAATAATGATCAGGTCGATGAAAAGCAAGCCGAAATTGCTTTGTATGAATCAGAAATTGCAGAATTGCAATCTTTTAATAATACTATGTCTGATGAAATTGAAACATTAAGTAATGGTCTTGAAGAGTCGTTAAAAATTTGCCATGATAAGCGGCAAAACCTTTTGCATTATAAAAGCGAATTTACCCAAAAAATTCGATTATTAGTTAAAGATTCCAAATTCTATGAAGAGCATGATAATTGTCCAACATGTTCGCAAAGTATTCCAGAAGAATTAATTAAAACAAAATTATCTGAAGCAAAAAATAAAGCTATAGAATTGCAATCAGCATTAGATATTGCCCAGGAAAACTCTAAATTAGTTGAGGAAAAACTTGAAAAATTAAATGATTCAACAGCTATTATCCGCGATAAGACTTTATTAATGTCTGGTAATAACAGAGAGATTGTAAGAATTCGCTCACAAATTGAAACATTATCAACTGCTATTTCTAAAATTAAGGGTAATGAAGGCGATATTAAAAAGTCTTGGGAAAGTCTTCAAGCACTTGAAAATGAAAAAGAAGAGTATTTTGAAACCAAACTAAGTATTAATGACGAATTTAATTATAACGCTGTTATGATGGAAATGCTAAAAGATACCGGCATTAAAACTAAAGTTATTAAACAATATATTCCAGTAATAAATAGACTTGTAAATCAATATCTGCAAATCCTAGATTTTTATGTTCACTTTAATCTTGATGAAAGTTTTACTGAAACAATCAAATCTAGACATCGTGATTCATTCACATATGACTCATTTAGTGAGGGCGAAAAGCAACGTATTGATCTAGCATTGCTTTTCACATGGCGTATGATTGCTAAAATGAAAAATTCTGTAGCAACCAACTTGCTTGTTTTAGATGAAACATTCGATTCATCTTTAGACCATGATGGTGTAGATAATCTTATGAAAATATTATATACCCTTGACGATGACACTAATGTTTTTGTAATATCTCATAAAGGAGAAATTTTAGACGGAAAATTTAAGCAGAAAATTGAATTTACTAAAGATAAGAATTTTAGTAAAATTTTAGCATAAGTGTTTACTTTACACAAAAAATAGTATATAATACTAATATATGATGGAGATATATAATGGAACTAAGCGAAACAACACTTTCAGTACTAAAAAACTTTTCTACTATTAACTCAAATTTGGTTATGCAGCAAGGTAATGTAGTACATACTATTTCAGAAGCTAAAAACATTTTGGCTCGTACTGAAATTCCTGAAAACTTTCCTCAAGCTTTTGGTGTATATGATCTAAATGAATTTCTCGGAGTTCTTAATTTAGTTGATATCCCAAGACTTACGTTTGATGAAAATTCTGTTAAGATTGGTGATTCTACTGGCCGATCTAAAGTAAAATATTTCTTTTCTGACCCAGAAATGCTTACTACTCCTACCAAAGAAGTAAAAATGCCTGAGGCAGATGTGCGGTTTACTCTTGATAACGATACTCTTAATCGCATTAAGCGCGCCGCAGCCGCTCTTGGACATTCGGAAGTATCTGTATCCGGATCCCGAGACAGCATTACCTTGACCGTAACTAGCTCAGATAATGCCACCGCAAATACCTATTCAATTGATGTTGAAGGTAGCTCAAACGCAGATAACTATAACTTTATTTTTAATATCGCAAACTTGAAAGTTCTACCAGGTACCTATAACGTAGAAATTTCATCTAAACTAATTTCGAAATTAACTCACTCAGAAAGCACTCTAACCTATTGGATTGCTCTTGAAAAAACATCAACATACGGAGAATAATGATGGCCGACCATAAACAAGCTTATGATACTATGAACAATATTGCTCGGAGCACTATTGCAGTAATTGATACAGTTACACAGCGCGGAGGATTCCGCGGCGAAGAACTTAGTACTATTGGGCAGCTTAGAGATCAAGCTACTAATGCAGTACAGATTGTAGAAAACTGGAAACAGGAACAATCAGAAGCCCCACAAGCCCCACAAAAAAAATAAAATGAAGAGTGACGAAAGTCACTCTTTTTTATCCTTGAATGAATAAAGTTATAGGTATTATATTATGAGCAATGATTTTTTGTGGACCGAAAAATATAGACCACAATGTGTAGACGATACAATTCTACAACCAGAATTTAAAGCAGTTTTTAAGCAAATTGTTGCAACAGGTGAATTGCCCAATATGCTATTTTCTGGTAGTGCCGGTTTAGGTAAAACAACTATAGCAAAAGCTATGTGTAAAGAACTTGAATTAGATTATATTATTATTAATGGTAGTGAAGAAGGTAATATTGATACGCTACGCACTAAAATTAAACAATTTGCTTCATCTGTTTCACTACAAGGAGGATACAAAGTAGTTATTTTGGATGAAGCTGATTATCTTAATGCACAATCAACTCAACCCGCTTTGCGTGGATTTATTGAAGAATTTTCTAATAATTGTCGATTTATTTTAACATGTAATTTTAAAAATCGCATTATTGAACCATTACATTCTCGTTGTAGTGTATATGAATTTAATACCACTAAAAAAGAAATGGCTGGCTTAGCAGCTGAATTCATGAATAAAACTATTACTATTCTTGAAAAAGAAAATGTTGCATACGAGAAAAATGCCCTTGCAAATCTTATTATGAAATTTGCGCCAGATTGGCGGAGAGTTTTAAATGAAGTACAGCGATATTCTGTTTCTGGTAAAATTGATGCTGGTATTTTAGTTAATTTAACAGATAAAACATTTGACGATCTCTTTTTATTTTTAAAAACAAAAGATTTTAAAAAGATGCGTAACTGGGTAGTTAATAATGTAGATACAGATGCTTCCTCAATCTTTAGAGGTATCTATGACAGAATGAACGATAAGGTTGATGCATCTACAATCCCACAGTTGGTTCTTATTTTGGCGGATTACCAGTATAAAAATGCATTTGTTGCCGATCATGAAATAAATATTGTAGCATGCTTAACCGAAATTATGGCTAATGTAAATTTTAAGTAAGGATTTTTATATGACAACGCAAGATAATGCATGTATTTTTGATTTTGAAACATTGTCCAGAGATACAACTAATGGGGTTGTTGTTTCAATGACAATGCTTAATTTTAGTGAAGCCCGCTTTACTACTCAACCATATACTTTTCCAGAATTAGTACGTGCTACAAAAACTATTAAATTTAATGTCCAAGAGCAAGTGAAAAAGTATAACCGTAAGATTGAAAAAGAAACCCTTGATTGGTGGGGTGAACAAATACCGCCAGTAAAAAAACAGATTAATCCAACTCCTTCTGATGTATCAATTACAAAACTTTATGATTTTTTTATTTTAAATAAACCATTTTCAATTGAAAAAATATATACCCGTGGTAATACATTTGATCCAATTTTTGTTGAAAGTATTATACGCCAAACTGAACATATGATGCCGTATGATTGGTGGGAAGTTCGTGACACCCGTTCACTTATTGAGGGTCTATCTTGGGGGACCGATTTAAAAAATACCTTTATCCCACCGAAATGTGAAGGCTTTGTAAAGCATGACCCTACACATGATATTTCAATCGATGTAATGAGAATGCAAACATTAGTACAGGCTATAACATAAAATTGTTTACAAAATTTTAAATTTGAGATATAATATAAAATGAACACCACTATTATTTCTTTACCCCGAACAGCATCTTCTTTTGTAATACGCCATTATGCTAAAATTCATAATTTGGTAAGTTATGATGAATTATTTAAATCGTACAATATTCATAAATTAAATGATTTTTGTTCTACTGATGCTTGCATAGCAAAATTACAGCCATTAGATTATTTCGATCATAACGAAAAATATAATATAGATAATATTCTTTCTAATAATAAAATATTAATTATAAAACCACCCACTTATTTAGAGTGCTATACTTCTTTTATAATTTCCGTCGCTATGACTAATAGAGATACCACTGGTGAGACTGGAAAGTATTGGAATTTAAAACTTATTAATAAATCAGTTAATGCTGTATTAACACCAACAGATTTTTATGCTCAATTAAAAAAACCAGTAACGCGCGAGGAATCTTTTGATGCTATTAGATATTATACCCGGCATGTTAACGCGTTTATTCGCCTTAATACTATAGTGAAGTTTTTATCAAATAATATAAAGATTATAACACCATCAATGATATCTTCTTTTGATCCAAGCAAAGCAAGTAAACTTTCAAAAGATTTGAGTCAAAAAACAGATTTAATTGACGATTGGCCAGAAGTAAAAAAAGAAATTGAAATAGCAGCACACTCGCAATGGGAAAAAATTAATGAATCACTTTGATTATATGACATCAATTACTTCTAGTAAAATCGACATTATGTGCGATGATATAGATGAAAAAGCCTATAATTCATTTATGGTTAATCGCGGATTGTCATATTTTTATGATACTGTATTGTTTGCTAATGAAATGAACAAATATAGTCATTTGGATAGTAGATTGCAATATGATTTCTTGCGACAAATTGTGCGGAAAAAAAAGCGGTTCTCAAAATGGAATAAAGCATCTAAAGAAGATAATATTAATTTAATTAAAGAATACTATGGATATTCTAATGAAAAAGCCCATCAAATTATAGATTTACTATCCGAAGAACAACTTGCTGAAATAAAAATAAAACTTTTTAAAGGTGGAAAAAGAAAACCTTAAATATTTTATTTGTATAAATAATCCATATAGGCAACAATAATATGCTTTAGTAATAGTATATAATAACAAATAAAAAGATATGGATTGATTGAATGGAAGATAATAAAATTGCGCAGTGGTCTCCCGAGATGATGCTCGAAATCACTATTGCCGAGCCCGATGATTTTTTAAAGATTCGAGAAACCCTCACTAGAATTGGTATTGCATCAAAAAAAGAAAATAAACTATTTCAGTCTTGCCATATTTTGCATAAACAAGGCAGATATTTTATTGTACATTTCAAAGAATTATTTCTTTTGGACGGCAAAAAATCAAATCTTGAAGAAAGTGATGTAGCCCGTAGAAATACAATTGCTACATTAATGTCTGATTGGGGATTGATTGAAATTGTAAATGCTGAATTGGCAACTCCAGTATCTCCATTACGTCATATAAAAATTATTCCATTTAAAGATAAAGATAAATGGGAACTCTGTCCAAAATATAATATTGGTAAAAAATGACTTGTCCGGAATGTATGACAGATCTAGGTCAAGATAATTTTTGTCCGCATTGTAGAGTGAAAAGATAATTTTTTTATAAATCGGTATATTATGAAATTTGATATTAAGGGTTTAATTACTAGTTATGGAAAAGCTTTGGCTTTAGTTCCAGATCAAAGTACTTTTCGATATGATATTTTTAGACAATATGACCATCGGTTTTTATTTAATTTTAATACAATTGGATATAATAGACCTTTTACAACTAGAGCCTATATAGAGTTTTTAAAGAAAAATAAAAAAATATTAGATGATAATATTTGTTCAACATATATTAAGAATTCCATAGATCGCGGCCGAACTTATGATTGGTTAAACTATAGAAATCACGATGATTTATATTCTTATGATATTCTTTCTTTTTGTAGAGCTACTGCTATTCCTAAAGGATATTTTAAATCAGTTAATTTTGAAAAAGATGGTAAGCGGATCGAAGAATGGAATTTTGAAAAATCGCGTACTATTTTTTTAAATCAACGATATAGAAAAAGTAGTATATACGTTCCTATAGAAAATAATATTATTAGTAATAAAATAATTCGCGGATTATATACTGGCCACCCCATGCTATGGTACTCAATACCAAATATTAAACCATTAATGGAAGATTTGGGGTTTAAATTTATGCCTTATATTAATTATGAATTTGATTCTATAAAAAATCCAATCGGTAGATTATTTGCTTTAATTAAAGAAGTAGAGCGTTTACAAACATTAGATATACCTCTTATATGCGCAAAATATTCTTATGTAGTATCTTCAAATAATCAAAATTTATTTGATAAAATCATAAAAAATTAAAAAAAATTATTTACATTATAGCTGAAATATGTTATACTATATAAATACAATGGTAATGCGGATAGACCGGTTACTTAACAATCTTGCTTGTAAAAGGAGAAAACTATGACAGGCGTTCAAAATTTATTCCCCCGTGGCTCATTTATTGGTTTTGACCATTTATTTAATGAGCTTGATCATGTTGCTAAACATGCTAATGATCATTATCCACCCCACAACATAATCAAAACTGATGAAGATAATTATCTAATCGAATTGGCTGTTGCGGGGTTTTCAAAAGATGAACTGTCAATTGAGGTCAAAGACCGAACATTAACAGTAATGGGGGATCACATTTCAAAGGGTCGTGAGTTTATTCACCGTGGTATTTCTACGAAGAAATTTAAACGCACCTTTAGGCTGTCTGAGCACGTTTACGTGCATGGAGCAGATATTCAAGATGGCATTCTAGCAGTTGAACTGAAATATGTTGTCCCAGAAAATCAGCGTCCTCGTATAATTTCAATTGGAAAAAACGAGGGTCAAAATGACACACACAATAACCAACTACTTACCGAAACTGACGGTAATCACCCCAGTCGTACAACTCTTTAGCGTTGTTAGCAATTACTTAACTAAGCTTCACGCTTCGTACCGTATGGCAAGAGATGTTGCTAAAACTATTCAGGAGTTGAATAAACTTTCAAACGCTGAATTATCTGACATTGGTATTAGTCGTGGTGATATTTATACCATAGCTAATCAAAATGTTAGTGATTACCATGGCAAAATTCGTGGGAGAGTGTAACATGGTTGCTATTACATATAACTATATTGCCAGTCCCTTTGCCGGTCTTGGTAAGAATATTATGAATAAACTGGAAATGATTGGCTATGCTAGAGCAGCAGCTCATTTGGCTAATCATGGTTTTCATGAAGAAGCTAAAAAGTGTATGATGGAATACGCCAAGCTTCAAAAGTAAGGGTCACTACTTAATAAGTGCGCGGGAGGCCACGGTTAGCCTCCCAATTTATTTTACAGAATATTAAATACTAAGCATTGAGAGGAAATATAATATGACTAAAAACTTAGTAGCATTTATTGCTTTTTTTATCGTAACAGGTTCCGCAGCGCATGCTGATAAAGCATTTAGAAAATGTGCATCTTGTCATAGTATTGAAGAAGGCGCAAAAAACGGCGCTGGACCAAACCTATGGAATGTTATGAATCGTGGCGTAGCAACAAATGAAGATTATCGTTATAGTAAAAAACTATTAGCATGGGCAGAAGAAAACCCCCAATGGACTCCTGAGCTTATAGATAAGTGGCTAACCAATTCTAAAAAACTGGTTAAAGGTACTAAGATGAATTTCAAAGAAAAGAAAGAATCTGGGCGCCAAGTTATTATTGAATATCTACAATCAATGGGAGTAAAACAATGACAACACTAAGATTGCAAATGATTAATGCAGCATATGATCATGCTAAAGCACATGTTGAAAAACATAAAATGAATATTGAAATCTATTTAACAAATCCAGTTGGAGTTGGCGAACACTCTGATGTTATGGACGCAATTGAAAAAGAACTTGAGGAGATGGCAAAATATGAAGATCATATGGAAATTCTTAACAAGTACTTCCCGAAATAATAGCGCGAGTCAGCATAGGGCTCATACTATTAAATACGAAGATCTATGCATGTAAACACATAACACACAAAGGAGTCTATTATGACTAATAAAAACCCATTCGAGATCCGTGCAGATATGCTGCAACTTGCAAAAGAGTACATGGATCAACAGCAGCAAATTAATGTTCAGTTTGCTGAAGCAATGATGGAAAAAGGTAAGAAGAGCCTTGAAGATATTCAAGAGTCTTACCAGATGTATTCAGTGGATGAATTGATGGAAAAAGCTAAAGAAATGTATAGCTTTGTTTCAAGTAAAACATAACTAATACTAATATTAATTGGGGGGTGTTCAATGCCCCCCTTTTATGCTATAATAATAATAATATAAATATATTATGATACCATCCCATATGGAGAAGTTAATTGAAACCATTTTATACATCAGTTTTTAAACACGGTAATCAAATTCTGTATAGAGGAGTTAATCAAAGCGGTGCTCGGATTGAGACTAAGCATAAATTTAAACCTACTCTTTATATAAGAAGCACTAAACCAGAGGATGAACTTCGTTCTTTGGACGGCGTGCGTGTTGCGCCTATTACATTTGATAATATGAATGACGCATATCAATTTGTTGCTCAATATAAAGATGTAGATAACTTTAGTGTATATGGAAATACTAATTACGCTCAACAATTTATTACCGAAAAATTTCCGGATGATATTACATTTGATAGAAACCTCGTTAACATTTCCAATTTTGATATTGAAGTTGCTTCGGACGATGGCTTTCCAGAACCGGATGTTGCAGAACATCCAATTATTTCTATTGCATTAAAATCTAATCAAAGTAATGTTTATCATGCTTGGGGTCTTGGTGATTGGAATGTAGAAAATAGTGAACATAAAGATAAAATTATCCAGTATCGCAAGTGTAATTCTGAAATTGAATTGCTTGCTCAGTTTATGGAATACTGGAGAAATAACACGCCAGATATTATTACTGGCTGGTATATCCGTATGTTTGATATTC